ATGAACAACGAAATACAGAAGTTCGATTTCAAGGGCGCGGCATTGCGTACCTTGACCGACGAGGCGGGGGAGCCCTGGTTCGTGCTCAAAGATTGTATGAGCATCCTTGACCTTGGCAATCCAACTGAGACCGTCAAAATGTTTGATAAGGATGAGTTCAGTACTACTGAAGTCATCGATTCGATTGGTCGCCGGCAGCAGACGTATATCATCAGCGAACCTGGTCTTTACCGTCTTGTGATGAAGTCTCGGAAGCCGGAGGCCAAGGAGTTCCAGCGTTGGGTGACGCATGAGGTGCTGCCGTCCATCCGCAAGCACGGCGGCTATATGGCCGGCCAGGAACGGATGACACCGGAACAGATGGCGTTGGCCAGCATGCGATGGCTGCAATCCAAGGTCGACGAACAAGCCAAACAGCTCAAAGCCCAGGAAGGCAAGGGTCCTGTTCGCCAACGCGGTCGAAACCGCGAGGACGTCCATCCTTGTGGGCGATTTCGCGAAGATCCTGAAAAGCAACGGCATCGACATCGGCCCACGGCGCCTGTTCGCCTGGCTCCGCGAGCATGGATGGCTCATCAAGGCCAAGGGCTCCAGTTGGAACATGCCTACACAGAAGGTGATGGACCTTCACCTGTTCGAGATCAAGGAGACGACCATCAGCCACTCGGACGGGCACACCACGATCAACAAGACGCCGAAGATGACCGGCAAGGGGCAGACGTATTTCGCCAAACTGTTCCTCGCGAAACCAACACAGGAAGCGGGTGCGTGATGAGTGAGACATGGCTGCCGGCATGCATATCGCTTACTGCTGGCTTGTTCAGTCTTTCCCTGGCTTTGCTTCGGATCCTCGTCGATCTTGATCCGATCGGTTGGATCCTGTCGTTGGGGGAGTGTCAAGAGTCCGGGAAAGCGGATGCAGTCGGGGATGTGCAAATAACCATAATCCCAGTCTCGAATGTTCGAACCGGTATCTCGTCAGAGTTGGCAAATGCCGTCTCGTTTCCGGTATCGGATGACGCGGCTGTTCCTGGAGCGACCCATGAATCGAATAGGAACGGAACACGCGGCGCATCAAATGCGTCGGCTGCTTCGTCCAATGGAGGCGTATCGCTATGACATCGGCTTTCTCATCGGCGTGCATGATGATATACGCGCGGTCGGCCGCTTTGAATTGCGCGATGCTGCTCGGAGTCATGAACTCGGTGTTGTCGCCGATGGGTCTCAGGAGCAGGAAATACGCCTTGCATCCAATCCCCTCGATTGAGACGTCGTACGCGTCGCCGTCACCGGAATTGTACACGGAGCAGACGGAATCCGGCTCGGCCTCGTCTCGAGACTCCAACCAGTCAGAAAATCCGGGCACCGTTGAGGAAATCGGTAATTCAGGATTCGTCGAGTGTTCCAGCAGGGTCCAGTCCGCCTGCGGCCTGTTATGCCATGGCCACCAAACGGTCAATCCGGCGCCAAACAGCGAGGCCGCGGCACCGGCCCATGCGGCCAATACGGATCCATCCATTGATTCTTCTCCTAACTGTTCGGCCCGCACGTCGGAAATGCGGGATGACACCGATTTTAGGAGGGGGCCGGGCGGTTCTCCTAACGCCGCCCGGCATTACACACGCAAAGGAGGCGCGTGATGGAAGACGATACGACGTTCGCTGCGCTCGCTGAGGTCCTGAAACCGATGAACACGACGAAGGACATCGCGGACCGTTGCGGCATCAAGGAGGGCACCTTGGCGTACTGGCGTGGTGCGGGAATCGGTCCGAAGTTCGTGAAGGTCGGACGGACCGTCATGTATCCGAAGGAGCCGATGATCGCCTACTTCAAGGAACACCTCTACCAGAGCACATGTGAATACGAGGGAAAGGAGTCGGCATGAAAACGATTCGCAAGGCCTGCGTGCAGGCAGTGTTCGACGAGTTCGAGACCCAGGGCGAAATAGTCCACCCATTCAAGGACGTGGATGCGGAGGCCATGAGGTCGCTCGGCCACATCGTCGGCTACATCGACCTCGACGTCACCGGTCTCGTGGACCTCATCATCGACACGATCAACAAGGAGCTGTGATGACACTCAGGAGAATCGACGCGGAAACGCTGCTGGCACCACCCGTACCGCCGAAGGACACGGTGATCATGTTCGGTTTGACCGGCTACGCGATTCGCGTCACGGGCAAGGGCGCCAGCCTCATGGCACTCGACGTCGACGGAAGCCAGGAGCTGGCGAGCATCGGAAAAGACCAGGCAAGGACATTCATTCAAAGAATCGGAGGCGCAAGATGACGGACAACGATTATCGCATCGAGGACAGGTTCGAAAAGGGAAGGCCGAACTACACGCTCAGGCGTTTGAAGTTCACGCTGGCCGTGGTCGGCCTGGTCGTGAGCGTGACGCTCATGCTCACCTGGCATGGCGGCGGTCTGACGGGCGCGCTTGTGGTTGAGGGCGTGTATCTGGTCACGGCCCTGTGGCTGACGGTCAGGTTCGCTCCGCGCGATGACGTGGATGGCGACGTCTGACCGTATCCGCCGGCGTACAAGGACGCGGGCGGATGGCGGAGGCGTGGGTCCCTTCATCTCACATTGCATTTCACGCATGCACTCTCACGTCTTCCGCCGTCGCACAGTCCGCTGTGGGTTCGAATCCCGCCGCCGGCGCTTGGCCGGACCGTCAACGCCGCCCGCATCCCCGCTTCGTTCAGCTTTCTTGGTGGTGTGGGAACGATGGGCGTGCTTCTTTGCTGTCATGGCGCCCAGCGGTCCGGCTCGTATCAATCAATCTCATATCAATCAAGGTCAAGGGAGGAACCGATGAAGGAGATTCTGCCGCATTGGCATTTCAGTCCGAACGCTCCGGTCAAGGACGTCGACACGAAGAAGATGACGAGTGGTGACAGGGCGGTGGCCGGCGCGTGCTGTCGGGCGATGGAGACCGAGGCGTGGAAGGAGCTGGAGATCCTCGAATCGGTGGGCGTGCGGTTCACCGGACTGGTGGGCCGGTTCGTGTCCGAGGTTGCGTCTCCGGTGTTGGAGGTGATGCCTGGTGACAGTTTCCATCAGGGAGCGGCCGCGCAGTTGACGCACATGGTGAAGACCAGGGATGGTGGCGAGACCATCCGCATCATCAAGACTCTCGCCGTGAAAGGTAGGTTCTAATGGCTGGTGAGACGATCATCGCGGTGGTGGGCAATCTGACCGCGGATCCTGAGTTGAGGTCGACGAAGAACGGTCGGAGCGTGGCTGGTTTCACGATCGCGTCCACTCCTCGCACGTTCGACAGGCAGTCGAATCAGTGGGTCGATGGGGACGCGTTGTTCCTCCGCTGCACGGTATGGGGTGATCTGGCCGAACATTGCGCGCAAAGCCTGGCAAAGGGCATGCGTGTGATCGCCCAGGGCAGGCTGACGCAGCATTCATGGGAGGACGAGCAGCATCAGCGCCGAACTTCCATGGAATTGCAGGTGGACGAGATCGGGCCGAGCTTGCGCTATGCGACCGCGCAGGTAGCCAAGGCGCAGCGTGGCACGGCTGGAGCGTATGGCAATCCGTCCTCCGCCCCGGCAGGCTATACGGGCGGATCCACCGCTGCCGGTGCCTCGTTGCCGCCGTCTGACCCGTGGGGCTCGCCACAGGGTGAATCGTCGTCGTTCGGTGATTTCGGCAAGCCGGAATCCGAACCGGAATTCTAAGGAGGAATCATGGGCATCACCATAGAGGATCTGCCCGTCGAGGATTTGCATCCGAATCCGAACAATCCACGCAGGCAGGTGGGCGACGTGGCCGATCTGGAGGCGAGCATCCGCTCGCAGGGCATCAAACAGCCTCTCCTGGTCACGCCGACGGGAGAGACCGACATCGACGGGCATGCGCAGTACCGAGTCGTCATCGGCCATCGCAGGCTCGCCGCCGCCAAACAGGCCGGACTCGAGTCCGTGCCGGCGATCATCGAAAGGATGGACGCGCGGAGGGAACGCGAGGTCATGCTGGTCGAGAACTCGCAACGCTCCGATTTGACGCCCATCGAGGAGGCCGACGGCTATCAGGGGCTCCTCGATCTAGGCGTGGGCGTCAAGGAGATGGCCGAGAAGACGGGACGCAGCGACCGGTTCGTCCGCAGACGGTTGAAGATAGCCAGAATCCCGCAGGAGACGCGCGACATGTCCGCCGATTTCAGCCAACTGTCGCTCGACCAGTTGGACAAGCTCGCCGAATTCGAATCCGACCCGGACATGCAGCGCGAGCTCGCCCGCGCCGACGATTTCGACTGGACCTACCAGCGGCTCTCCCGGGAACGTAGGAAGACCGCATGGCACGACAAGGCGCTGGAGGCGCTCGCCAAAGCCGGAATCAAAGTCGAAAGCTTCCCGGACGGAAAGAACTTCTGGAACTGGCATCCGTACGGATACCGGGCCGGCCGCATGATATCCAACATCGAAACGGACTTCTGGACCTCGTTCACCAGGGAATCCGACTGGCCGTCCGCACGTGTGTACGAGAATTCCGCGTTTGATGAGTTCTGCACGTACCTGCCGGTTCCCGCCGACGAGCTCGAAAAAGACAAGGCCAAGACCGACGAGGACAATGCCATCAAGGCGCGAGGCAGGGAACTCAACCGACAGGCCCGCGAATTCGAAGCGATCGCCAAAGCCAACCGCACCACATGGCTGAAACACAACCTCCGCGCACTCACCCACGAACACGCGGAAACGGGAATATGCAGGCTCGCGCTCGCGGGCACGGTTGGCTGGAGGAGCGTGTTTCCGTACCAGTCCTACAAGGGCGAGGACGTCATCAGGGAGCTGATCGCGTTCGGCTGGAGCCTGCCGATCACCGAGCATGACGGCGACCACTGGTCGTTGGAATGCAAGGAGAACCTCGACTCGATCCGCATGGTGTTGAGGGACAGGCCGCTGCGCATCCTTGATGTCCTGGCCGCCCGCTGGGAGTCGAACATCGGCTGGAACTACTGGCGCCAACGGCGTGGCGTGGACGATATGGGCATCTGGTACGACGTGCTGGAACGGATTGGCTACCAGGTGAGTGAGGACGAGAGGAAGGCACTCAAGGGCGCATATCTCGGTGGAGGAGATGACGAATCATGAGTATCCAAGCGTTGACATGGGTTATCTACGGTGTAGCGCCGGACATCAAGCACGCGGATTTCCGCACGCTTCTCGTGCTGGCCGACCATGCCGATCCTCAAGGCATGGGAGCGTATCCGAGTAGGAGCACGATCAGCCGGTTGACCGGATACAGCGTGCGTACGGTCTCCTATGCGTTGAAGAGTCTCGAATCCTCTGGACTGATCAGCAGGGGAGACCAGCGCATCGTGTCTGGCCTCGGCGGATACAAGCCGACCGTCTGGAACCTCAACATGAGCAGAGGTGCAAAAACTGCACCTCTCAAAAACGCCGAAACACCAGTGCAACACGACTGCACGCCAGCAGTGCAAACAGACTGCACACCAGCAGTGCAAGCAGGGGTGCAAAAAACACGGACAGGTGTGCAAACAGGTGTGCAACATGATTGCACAAGAACCATATCTAAGGAAGAACCGTATATAGAACCTAGAGAGAGTAACGCGCGCGCGAGAAAACAAATCCCAATACCAGCCAACTGGAAACCCTCTGAGGAACACCGGACGCTCGCCGACCGGCTCGGCATCGACTGCAGCATCGAAGCCGACAAATTCCGCGACAGGGCCCTCGACTCGGGAGCCCGCTCGGCCGACTGGAACGCGAAATACCGCAACTGGCTCGTCAAAGGCAAGGAACGCGGATTCGCCACGCCAAAGGATTCCAACGTTCGCCGACGGTATACGTGGGGCAGCGAAGAGGTCAAACGGGTTCTCGGCCCGATAGCCTGCGAAGGCACGGACACGTACATGGAGCTCGCGTGCAAGGTCGCGGACCTGCTCAACCAGGGTTTGGACCCGGACATGCTGCGCCGTCAGCTCGAGAACGTGCCCGGCGACGTATTGGCCGAACAATTGTTCGAACAGGAGGCGGCGGCATGAACGCCATGACCATCGCACACATGGCCGGCATCCTCACCTCGGCCATCCAGGCCGCGGACCGATTGGAACTCGACGCGCTCAACGACCCGGACATCAACCTTGACCGTATCCGCGATATCAAACGCGACTGCTCGACCTGCATCGGCCTGCTCGACCAACTCGGAAAGGAACAACGATGAGCGACCGGCAATTCCAGGAATCGAAACGCGTCGCCTTGCAACGTCAGGGCTGGCATTGCATGCGTTGCGGACGCAACCTGCACGACCCGAGCGTCTGGCCGGGCAGGAGCGGCCACCACCGGCAGTTGCGCCGACGAGCCAACCCGACCATGCGTGACCTGCCGTGCAACATCGTCGAACTGTGCGGTTCCGGCACGACCGGCTGTCATGGTTGGGCGCACGCGCATCCGGCGGAGGCGGAACGGTTAGGCTACATCATCCCGAGCTGGCGTGATCCGCTCAACGCGCCGATACGCGACTGGAACGGCGACTGGTGGTGGCTGTTGGATGACGGCACGGCGCAACGGCTTACTCAAATCGAGATCATCGAATGGCAAAGCAATTGGAAGGAAGAATCATGAGGAAACAGGACGAAGACCTGAACGTGAAGCCGGAGGCGCTGCTCTGGCTTGATTTCGAAACGACCGGCACGGACAGGGATAACAGTCTGCCGTTGGAGGTCGGCATGGAATGCACCGACGTGCTGGGCGAACATTCGTATGGATTCCTGCATCGCATCATCAGACCGGACTATCTCAACCTGTTGGACATGGGCCCGGTCGCGTTCTCGATGCACACGGACAATGGATTGCTGTTCGAGCTGTTGAACGGCTCCGCGCACGACGACTGCGTGGATGCTGTGGCGAACGCCGTGGAGGAGTATCTCGACTCCCTGTCGCAACGCTTCATGCTGGTTCCGGCTGGAACGAACGTGGACTTCGACATCGACTTCCTCAAACGTCTCGACCTGGCCCCGGACAGGTGGCTGTCCTACCGCAAGTTCGACTTGACCACGCTCCGCCGCTACCTCACGTTCCTGGACTGTCCCGAAACCCCGTACAGGACGCATGCCGGCACGCACAGGGTGCGCGACTGCATACGACGCGACATCAACGACTACAAGTGGTACCGCAAGCTTCTGAAGGGAGCATGGTGATGACCGTGGCCGCCATGATGCTCCTGTGCGCGGCCGTCCTGGTCGCTTGGATCGGAGGCCGGCCATGACGGTCCAGACGCATATGGCGTGGCGGTACCGGAATCCCGCCGACCTGATCGGCCGGCGATGCATCGCGCTCACCGGCATGGATGTCACGTTGGACGGCCCATTGGATCTGATCCGGTTGAGTCCGGTCCACGCGGTCCTGAAATACCGGGGCATAGGACTGCACGTCATCGACTGCGACCTACGCCACCACGCGAACAAAACCTCGGACGGCATCCGCGCCGTCGTCATCACGGAAGGCAAACCATGAAAAACACCACATCGCATGCCAGGAAATGGCATAGGACCAGTCCATGCCCCTACTGCGGCACGAGGAAACCCGGCATCGAACCCTACGCCCGGATTATCGGAGCCAAGATGCACTGCATCTGGATCGCCAAATGCCGTGCATGTCCGAACGCCGTCTGGATCACCACCCCGGACGACAGCATCAAAACCGCGATCCGCGGATGGAACCGATACGCCAACGGCGGATGGCGCAAACACTAGGAGGAAACGAAATGAGAAAAACAACACGCATCACACTTGTCATCACCGTCATATGCATGGCGCTCGCCGGATGCGGGAGCGCGTCGGAGTCTTCCACGCCAGCGCATGCGGTCAGGTCCATCGAATCGCAGTGCTCCCAGGACGAAGACGGAGACTTTCGTGAATGCGTCATCACCCTGACCGACAAGAGGAGAGTGGACTGCGTCGTCTACTCGGGCTACAAGAAGGGCGGCGCGGACAAGGAGCCGGCAAGATGAGCTACCGGGAAATCCATGAGCTGTTCGTCGTCTGCGACGAGTGCCACACAAGCCTTTCCGTCTATGACGCGACCTACGAGGACGCCGACAACGAGGCCGCCGACCACGGCTGGCAATGCGACGAGCTCCAAGGCAGGCACTACTGCCCGCTCCACTGGCACGTCGAATGCCAGGACTGCGACATCACCGACAGTGGAGCGCCGGACGAACTGGAAGCCGCGGGATGGCACATCGACCGAGATTATCCATGCGACAGCCTCTGTCCGAACCACCGCCATCTCGCATGCCGCGAATGCCGCAAGTGGGACGTCGGACCGCTGCACCGGCTCGAATACGAGGGATGGCAGACCAACTCCACCGACCCCAACGACAGCCTCTGCCCGGAATGCGCCAAAACAAAGAAGGACACGAAATGAGAATCGATTTCAACAGCAAGGATGGCGTTTTCGCCATCAAAGCCGAAAACAAAGAGGAAAAAACCCAGCTCAAAACGTCGGCGGTCGCCATCTGCAATCTCATCATCGATTTTTTCGACGGTGAAGTCCAAGAAATGAAGGCTGCGAAGGAATGAAACGCATCACACTCAAGGACACAAAATGAGCAATCGAAGTTATTTGGTGCCAAGGCCGCCAGCGTTCGACCATGAGCATCCCAGACCGAAGGAGGAAGGCGAGGTGCTGTACTGCGGAAATTGCCAAAAATGGTACGTATCATGGTTTCCCCTCACCGAAGTCAAAACCATATGGGGCCGCCGCCCCGAATGGTGGATACGCATCTTCCACCGCAAACCATACGAGACGATCATCCAGCAAATACGAAGGGAAACGAAATGAAAGTCAAGAAAACCCTCATGGACATGATCATCAAATGGCATCAGGCCGGATACAGACTCGATGAGATCGCGCCACTGATGCCACAAGTCCCCAAAGAGGAAATCAAAGCGATCATCCAACACACCCGCGAATAACAAGAAACCCGACCTTCCGGCCGGGCTCCTGGCATCACCACAAACCAGACTACACCCGCCGGAGGGAATCGAACAAATGAACGAACCAACCAACGAATCCCAACCAACACCAAACCAGACACAACCAGCACAAACCAACCAACACAAGCCAGCGCTCGCCGGCATGTGCCAAGTGTGCGGCGGGGAGTGCAATCTGCGCAATACGCTGTGTGACAAGTGCGATGCCGTAATGAGGGGATGGCTCCGCGACTATCCGTCATGGATCCAGGTCCTGCGCGAGTTTCTGGACAGCACCGCACATTACGGTGGCCATCAGCCCGGCCGTACCAATTTGGCTTCGGCTCCGACGCCGGTCAGGTTGTCTGTGATTGACCATCTGCAGGAGATCGATGATCTGGCTGTCGCTCTTTGGCGGCGGTTGTATGCTCCGCCGGCCATGCCATGGGCCGATAGCAGGATTCATCCGTCCGTGTTGAAATGCCTGAGTATCTGCGCGGATTGCAATCGTCTTTCACGATTGCCGGACATTGGTCTGATTTGGCATGACTGGGAGCGGTTGGCGCGCAAGACGCTGGGCATCATCGACGTGCCGCCATCCAAGCATGGTATCGGCAGGTGCCTGAATCCTCTGTGCGGCGTGGAGCTGAGTGCGGAGGTCGGCGCGGTAAATGTTGACTGTCCGGTGTGCGGCAACACTCATCGCGTGGTCGACGTGCGATTGGGGTTCCTGAAGGAGTGCATCGAATCCGGCAGGGCGTTCACGGCGGGGGAGTGCGCGGAGCTGCTGCGCGAATGCGGGTTCCAGTGCAGCGTGAACACGATCTACTCGTGGCGCAAGCGCGGCAGGATCCAACCGGCCGGCAGAAACGAGAAGGGACAGCCGCTGTACCGCCTGTCCGACGTACACGCGCGCCTCGCCCGGCATGACGTGATTTGACATTTTTCAAAGTGCAAGGCAGAATTGTCAGTGGATTAAAGGGTTCAAACCGGAAAACGGTTTGAACCCTTTTCATATCCACCGATGGATTCTCCTAACTCCTTGGGTTATATCCCGTCCTGTCCGAACGGCATATCGGACACGCTCCGCCCACTCCCGTCAGAGTGGACATACCCCAATGTGGCAGGCAAGCCAATCCCGTGCTTCCGTGATGCGGTGATGCTCAAATCCGCCTGCCGGTATGCCTTCGTAGGAATCAGTGGTAGATCGTACCGGCCGCGAGTCTTTATTGGATTCTCTTCCTTGTGGCCGCGTGTGGACGCGGGTTCGAATCCCGCCGAAGGCACCCATGGAACAAACCCGGGGTAGGGGTATTCGCAGATGATGGGGAGCCCCTACAAGACCGGGAGTGTCCATATACGGGAGCCCCTATACCGGCATTCCAGCAAGCCAACGGCGAAGATAGTCGTCGGCAAATCCACGGCACCCCGGGGCTCATACATGCGGGGAGGCCACATGAGCAAGCGGCGCAACGAGCGTGTCAGCAACGGCTGGCGGCGCAGACAGCTCAGGGCAAGAGTCCTGGCCGCATACGACGTGTGCGCCATCTGCGCCCAGCCGGTCGACAAGACATTGAAGACACCACATCCGATGAGCGCCGAAGTCGACGAGCTCATACCAGTCTCACGCGGCGGTGATCCATACAGCTTCGCGAACTGCAGGCTCACGCACCGCAGATGCAACAGGATGAAGAGCGACAAGACAGACGAACACGCACGAGCGCTGCTGGCTGGCAGACAGGAAGTGAAAGCAAGCTCGATGCCGTTCAAAACGTTCGGCATCTGACTCCGATACCAGGGCGGGGACCCCGGGTACACCCCCTCCCGGTCGCCTCGGGTGCAGTGCCGATATCCCTCCCGGAATGCAAACGTCGGAAACAGGGGAAACAACGAAAGGTCGGAAAGCGAGGGAGGCGCCGATGAAGTGCGAGCTCTGCGGCAAGGAATTCCAGCCATCCGGCCATGGGCGGCCGCAGAAGTACTGTTCCAAGTCCTGCCGCCAGAAAGCCGATTATCGTCGGAAAAAGAACAGGCCCGCACGGGACCGGAACGGTAAGCCGCCCGTCAAAGCCGTGGAAACGAAACAGAAGCCGGAGCAGGATCTCGACCAGCGGAGCTTCGAACGGATGATGGACGGCAGCATGCTGGACATACTGCGAGACAACCGTGACCTGCTGCTCAAGGCCATGGTCGATCCCACGACGTCGGCGAACGCGCTGCCCGCGATCAGCCGCCAGCTCATCGACGTATGCGAACGCATCGAAGCGCTCCAAGGCGGCGGTCTGACCGACCTGCTGGACGATGAGGAAGACGAGGTGACGGACGATGTCGGAGCGTCGATTGTCTGAAATCGCCAAGGTCCTCCGCCAGCCGGAAGGCATCGTCGGCAGCGAGTTCACTCGAATCAACAAAGCCGCGCGTAAGGCCGGCATCCGTTTCGACTTGTGGCAGCAGGGCTTCTTGTGGCTTCTGTTCGCCAAGAACGCGGAAGGCAAGTATGCGTGTGGCGCGGACGGCGCCGTGCTGTCCAGCTGCAGGCAGATCGGCAAGACCTTCACCGTCGGCACCGCGTTGTTCCTCAAGGCGATACTCACACCGAACCTGAAAGCCATCTGGACCGCCCACCATACGCGCACCAGCGACGAGACATTCGCGGACATGTGCGAGATGGAGCACAATCCAGTGCTCGGCCGGTACGTGGAACGCATCCGCAGAGCAAACGGCCAACAGGAGATCACGTTCACGTCCGGCAGCCGCATCATGTTCGGCGCCCGCGAGAACGGTTTCGGCCGAGGATTGCACAGCGTGGACGTGGCCGTGTTCGACGAAGCGCAGATCCTCACAGTGCGCGCGATGGACAACATGATTCCGGTTTTGAACACGAGTCCTAACCCCCTGGTCGTGTATATGGGCAATCCACCCAAGCCGGGAGACCAGTGCGATGCGTTCACGGAGAAACGCATGCACGCGCTGAACCATGACGGAAACCTCCTCTACGTGGAGCTCGCCGCCGACAAGGACGCGGATTCGGACGACCGCGAACAGTGGGCTAAAGCGAATCCCAGCTATCCGAAACGTACAAGCGAACAGGCAATCATGCGCATGCGCAACAACCTGTCGGACGATTCATTCCGTCGTGAGGCGCTTGGCATATGGGACGAGACCGCCACCGCATACGCCATCAGTCCCGACCTGTGGCAGGCCGCGGCCGTCGACGACGTGCCCGAGGGCGGCACGATGAGCTTCGGCATCGACATGCCTCCGGACAGGAGCGTGCTGACCATCGGAGCGGCGCTACGATACGCGGACGGTTCGGCCATCGTCCAGATGGCGAACATCAAGGACGCGCGGCAGGCGGGAACCATGTGGGCCGTGGACTGGCTCGCCGAACATTGGCCGAAGACCGCCAGCGTGGTCATCGACGCGCAGTCGCCCGCCATGAGCCTGCTGCCGGAACTGAAGAAAGCACATGTGAAGGTCACGGTCACGAACATGCAGGAGATGGGCCGAGCATGCGGCCGGTTCCTCGACATGCTCAAAGCCGGAACGCTCAAGCACCCGCGGGACGAATACCAGCCGCAGCTGGCCGCGGCCGTCAAGGGTGCGACCACGCGTCCATTGGGACAGTCCGGCGCGATCGCTTGGAACAAACTCGGCAGTGATGTCGACATCACGCCGCTCGTGTCCACCACGCTCGCCCTGTACGGGGCGTTCACGACGCTCCGACATCCCGGAAGACGACAGATCATCGGAGGAATCTAAATGAGCGACATCCAGACAACGGCAGCGCCGGACGGGTGGAAACCTACGGGAGGAGCCGGAACGGTGCCGAAACTCGTCGTACCGACGCACATCGACGGACTTTCCGGTGAGGAGAACGCGTTGCTGCGTGAACTCGCCGAGGTGTGGACGCGCCATGCGAGCCGCAACCGAACACTCACCGCTTACTACGAGGCCAAGGAGCCACTGGTTGATTTTGGACTGACTGTGCCGAAGTCCATCAAGGATCATTACACGCCGCTTGGGTGGGCGCGCAAGGCTGTGGATATGCTCGCTGAGCTTTGCGTGTTCGAGGGATTCGTCTCGCCGGGCGTGGACGACCCGTTCGAACTGCAGGACTTCATGAGCCGCATCGGATTCACTAGCGTTCTGCAGCAGGCCATCCAGACTGCGCTCATTCACGGCTGTTCGTTCCTCAGCGTTGTCCAGGACTTCGAAGGAAGACCGCTCATCCGCACGCATACCGCGGAAAGCTCGGCCGCCGTCTGGGATTACCCCAACCGGCGGGTCAGGGCGTGCATGGCCATCACCGACGTCGACGACAACAATGAGGCCACCGGACTCGTGCTCTACATGCCCGACCGCAACATCAGCGTGCAGCGCCGTCTCGGCTACTGGTGGCGCGTGGACGATGAGCAACCCACCATCGACAACGAGTGCAGTGTGTTCCGCCTCGCCTACAAGGCTACCGAGGTCAAACCGTTCGGACGCTCCCGCATCAGCCGGGACGCTATGGCCATCATCGACGGCGCGAACCGCACCATCGTGCGCGCCGAAGCGAATGCCGAATTCTACGCGTTCCCAAAAATCCTGCTGACAGGCACTTCCGAAGAACTCGCCTCATTGGGCACGGACGACGCGTTAAAGCTTTATATGGGTCGCTACAACATGATCAGCAAGGACATCGACGGGCAGTCCCCGACCGTGACGCAACTGGCCGCGTCCAGCATGGACCCGCATCTGACGATGCTGAAAAGCTGGGCCGCCATGTTCGCCAGCGCGATGAACATTCCCGCCAGCTCGCTCGGCATCGTGTCCGACGCGAATCCGACATCCGCCGACGCGACCGAGGCGCAGCGCGAGGACCTGATCATCGAGGCGCGCCATTGCGATCGCGATTTCGGTGAATCGATCCTGCAGGCAGCCCGTCTTGTGGCACGGATGCAGGATCCATCCGTGCCCGACGAGGAGCTGATGAAACTGCAGGTCGACTGGAAGAACCCGAACACGCCGTCGAGCTCCATGAGCGCCGACGCATTCAGCAAGCTCGCTGGAAGCATCGACTCGTTCGCCAACAGCGAGGTCGGCATGACACGCGCCGGATTGAGCCGAAGCGAGATCGTCCGGCTGAAGGCCGACCAGCGCAAGGCCCAGGCCGGTCAGGTACTCGATCAGATTCGAGGCATGCGCCAACAGACGGATCAGCAGACCGATACGGCGGCGAGGGAAGGCGGTATGAATGAGCCCGAACAGTCTGAACTTGCCGCCGGAACGACGCAGAAGGCTTGAACTCGACCTCAATGATTTGTACGAGGATTACACGGACACCATGAGCCGCCTGCAGAAGGAGGCCGGCAACAGTGTCTCGGGCCTCGTCTGGGACGGTGAAAGCCAGGAGCTCATCAAAGCGGAGATCAACCGGTATGCCGACGCCGCCAGCAGGCTCGCATCCGACTACTACGGCCACGTACGCGACCTGTGGGCGCAGTACGGCGGAATCGATATGCCGGAATACGAGCCGCCTTCCATCACCGCCGACCGCGCGGTCTGGCAGATGGAAGGCGGTTTCAACAACACTGACTTCATGGGATTGCACTACAAGGATGTCATTCCAGATGAAAACGGAGCCGTTCACAACAACGCCGGAAGAACCATCGACGACCTGTGGCCCACGTTCGCTGACGAGGAGCAGGCGCTGGAATACGTGCAGAATCTGATTCAGACCGTCGGGCGGCTGACCATGCAGAGGGCTGTGGCCAACGATCCCACCAAGCCTCGCTGGGCGCGTGTGCCGCGAGGGGCTAAGACATGCGCGTTCTGCCTTATGCTCGCCTCGCGTGGCTTCGCCTACCTGAGCGAGGACACCGCCGGACGGCAGATGCAATACCATACGGACTGCGACTGCGACATCGTGCCAAGCTGGGGCAGCAGCAAACTCAAAGGATACGATCCGGACAAGTATCGTGAAATGTACCAGGCAGCCAAGGCTGCGGCCGGCGATGACGGCGACTGGCGTGACACGCTAGCCCAATTGAGACGCATCTATCACGATGAGGTCAATGATGGTGTGACTGCCCAACCGACGATTCGATGGAGCGGCAAATCGATTCCAATCAGTGCTTCCGAACTATCGAGATTGTCGGATTATAGCGTCAGGATGCCTGGAGATAGATTCTCCAACGACGAGAAGATCGCGGCTTTGATGGATTGGACCGGAGACAGCTACAAAAGTATCAACGGCTACCTGTTCGGCGGACGAAACCCGTCGAAAGACGTCATCCATCAGGTCGAATGCATCGACGAAGCGATATCCGACCATATCACCCGAGAACGTTTCACGGTCGACAGGCAGATGCGGTTGTCGACGTTCCACGTCAACGACATGGAGTCGCTTTTCGATTTGAATACCGGTCGCACCTTCGAACACATCGGCTACATGGCCACCAGCATCAAGGAGGGAGGCATTGACGTTGATGGGGAAGACCGCATCGCCACAAGAATCCTGGTACCGCCGGGAAGCGCCGGCGTGTATGTGGAGCCGATCACTCAGCATCCGGGAGAATACGAAATTCTTCTGCCGAGAGGAAGGGCTCTTCGTTTCGAAGGGCTTGGAGCATCCGACGGCAGACCGATCGTTTATCTGAGACTGCTATGATTGAGCCTATGGATCGTTCCGACCGTTTCACGTTTATGCCCGGTGATTTGAAGGAAGTCACCGATGAGCGCCATCTTGCGGAAATCAAACGCAAGTATGGCGATATCTCCATGCCGCAGGACGAATATGAATGGGTCAGGAACGAAGGAAAGAAGCGCTGGTCCGTCGGCGACTATGTGTCGACCGACGAGCTGCGGTCCGAATACGCGCGAAGAAAAGCGCTGGGAAATCTCTGAATCCCAGAAAGCCATCACGTCGAAACGTGATGGCTTTTCTTTTACCTTTCACACCCCAGCGATGGGGTGGGGCGCAGCCATGCGCGAAACCAACAAGAATGGCCGTCAACTCGCCGGCGTCAGGCGTGGAAACCAAGAACAAGCAAAGGAGCCACCAACCATGGCAGAAGAAAACCAGACCGGCGCGGACGGCCAACAGGAGCCGGAACAGCGCACTCCGGCCCCAAAGGACGTGAACAACGCGAAGCTGAGGACCTTCACCCAGGAGGAAGTCGACCGCATAATCAACGAGCGTCTCGGCAGGGAACGCGGCAGGAAAAGCGACTACGAGGAGCTCAAGGAGAAGGCCGGACAGACTGCCGACCTCGAATCGAAACTCTCCAAGGCGCTCGAGGAGAACGAGAAGCTCAAAAGCGAAGCCAAACAGGCCGAACACGAGAAGGAGCTCTCCACGATACGCGCCAACGTCGCGGCCAAACACGGCATCACCGACCCGAGCGTCCTCGCGGGCGACGACGAGAGGCAGATCGGCGAATACGCCGAGAAACTCATGAAGGTGTTCGCCGACATGCGTTCCCGCGGCACGGTCGCGGACCAGAGCGCCCGCACCGGACAGGCCAAGGCTAAACATTCCAGCCGCGAGGACTTCGTCAACGCCATGAGCAACACGCTCCTGTGAGCCAACCAGCAAACAACATTCATTTGAAAGGACAAACCATGGCAGATCCGTCCATGACCCGAAAAAGCAACGGTCTAGACCTCACCCCTGAAACCCAGGCGGAGATTTGGCAGACCGCAAAATACCAGAGCGCGTTCATGCAGCTCGTGCCGGAGATGAAGCTGCCCGGCAACGGCGCTCGCGTGCCGATCATCATCGGAGACCCGGAGGCCGCATGGGTCAACGAGGGCGCCGAGAAGCCGAAGAGCGGCGTCACCTTCGGCAAGAAGGACATGCTGCCGTACACCATCGCGGTCATCATGCCGTTCTCCAACCAGTTCCGCCGAGACTTCGGCGCTCTCTACGACCAAGTGGTCGCGAAGGGGCCAGGTGCCATCGCCCGCACGTTCGACAAGACCATCATGGGTCTCGTCGACGCTCCGGGAGCGGACTTCGACACCCTGAAGAGCGCGCAGACCGTCAGCATCGGCAAGGACGTGTGGAAGAACCTGAACAAAGCCGACGACCTCGTGTCCGAAGCGGATGGAACCGTGGACGGTTGGGCGTTGAGCACCCAGGGTCGCAGTGTGCTCCGGCAGGCGACCGACAACAACGGACGCCCCCTGTTCCTCAACGGCACCGCCGCCTCCGACGTGAGCACCGTGCTCGGCAACCGCACCTACATCAGCAAGGGCGTTCACGTGCCCGCCGTATCCGAGACACCGGGACCGGCCAAGGCAGAGATCCTTGGCGTGTGCGGCGAATTCTCTTCCGCCGCATGGGGCTCCGTCGAAGGAATGCAGACCAGCATCTCCGACCAGGCGTCCATCACCATCGACGGCAAGCAGGTCAACCTGTGGGAGCACAACATGTTCGCCGTGCGAATCGAAATCGAGGTCGGGTTCCGTATCCGCGACATCAACCGCTTCGTCCTGCTCACCGCCTGACGGAGTCCGACATGACGGACGAACCGGACATGTTCGCCACCTCCGACGATCTCGAACGGAGGTGGCACAAGCTCACCGACGAGGAACGTCAGAAAGCCGACACGCATCTCGCGGACGTGACCGACTACATCAAGGAACGCTCGCCCATCTGGCAGCGGCTCCGCGAAGAACGGCCACGCCTGCTGACGAAGATCACATGCGACATCGTCCGCAGGATCATGCAGGCCGACCCGTACGACATTCCCGGCGGCATCACGCAGATGAACCAGACCACCGGCAGCTTCAGCGAACAATACAGTTTCGGAGCGCCCACCGGCGATCTCTGGCTGCGCGACGACGAGAAACGCATCCTTGGCATCAACGCTCAGCGCGCGTTCAGCGTCGACATGGCAACGGGGGAGACGTCCTAGTGGAAACCATCGAAGTGTGGCGTGGCCAGTCCACCACCGACACGGACGGCAACCCCATCCAGGGCAAACCCGCCCGCGTCGGCACGTTCCAGGCGATGGTCGCGCCAACCTCTACCACCGACCAGACCGAGGAGAACGCCAGCCCGCAGACCATCGAATACACGATCCACATCCGCGGTAGCCAGCCGACCGGCATCCAGGCCACCGACCTGATCAAAGTCAGGGGCCGGCTGCTGCCCGTCAAGAGCAAGCCGCAGGTGTGGGACAACCTCCACGGGCGCCACGTCGGCGACGTGATCACCGTGGGCGAACGGGAAGGATAAGCATGGCCAAACGATGCAGATTCGTATTCAACCGCAAGGCGTTCAGCCAGCAGGTGCTGAAGAACGAGACGCTGCAGGACCGCATGCGGGAAGCCGCCCACGAGGCAGTCACCGACAGCCGTTGCATGGTCCGCGACCATGACGGCAAGAACCGTAGCGGCGTGGCGATCATCTGCCCGGCACCGGTGGAGAAGGCGCACGGCACGCTAGAGGACACGCTCGGAAGGATGCGCGTATGAGCATCCCGGTCACTCCCCGGCGCACGGAACCCCTGCTCCTGCCCAAACTGAGGACACTGTTCCCGGACGTGACGTTCGACACCATCGAACGAAGCGACCTCGAACCTCCCTTCACCGAAGCCACGCTGGCCGACTCCATGCAAGGCATGAGCACCCCAATCTCGCAGTACGTGCGGCTGCGGTTGAGCGTGCGCTGCATGAGAGAGGACCATACGGGCGACTGGGACAAGGCCGCACGCGTGTGGGCGGCCATCGCGAGGGAGATCATCGGGCTTGGAAACGTCGCGCCGCTCATCGACGCGTCACTCGAATCCGGGCCGGTACGCATGACGGACGAGGGCAAGAGACTGGTGTGCGCGTACGGCGTGCTCCTGCTCGAGGTCACCGTCAACTGAAACACAACCAAAGACAACGTGCCGCCACACGCGAAGAACGGAAAGGTGCAGACGAATGTCTGACAACAACGAAAAAACCACCGTCGCCGCGCAGGGCGCGACCGACTACGGGTACGTGTCCAGCGGCAACACCGCAGGCAACGTGCGCCTGATCAAGAACTACGCGCTGTTCCTGTTCCCCAAGGGCGACAGCACGTTCGTGGCTCCGACCGGAGTGGCCTGGACCCCGCCGGCAAGCAAGAAGCCGATCGGCTACTCCACGGAGGACGGCGCCGTACTGCATCCGGAACCGGGCGACAGCACCGACTACAAGGCCCACAACGGCGACATCGTGCTGTCCGACACGGATCCGGGCTACTGGACCCTGCAGCTCGCCGCCATGGAGGGCCGCAAGGATGTGGTGTCGGCCTACTTCGACGTGGACGTCGATTCGGACGGCGGCATCAGCATCAAGGGCGCCGGATTGAAGAAGGAGTGGATCCTCGTGCTGGTCGCGCTCGACCAGCAGGACCGTCCGTTCCTCCTGTACGGCACCAACGCGAAGGTGAGCGACCGTGACGACGTGAGCCTGAAATCCAGCGAGATCATGAACTTCAGCATGACGTTCAAGATGCTCAAGGGCACCAACGGCGAACAGTTCCACGCATGGGGCCTCGTCACTGAAGACGCCAAGTGACCCATTGATTCTTCCCGTGCGGCCGATGGCGGTCGGCCGCACGGGACACCCATTCAACCGCCAACCATTAGAACGGAGCCAACATGAGCGACAAAGAATACCATGTCGTGGACGTAGACCTGACCGAAGCGGAAGAGCTCAAACCCGACGTGCACCTCGAGGTCGCCGGCATCAAACTCGACCTGCCGAACCTCAACAACGCGGAACTGCCCATCGAACTCGTCCAGGCCATCCTCCTGATCAAAAGCAAGCCCGCATTGTCCGACGAGGAAACCACGGCCTGCGTGAGCACGTTCCTCGCCTACTTCCAGACGATGCAGCCGAACTTCTGGAACGTGCTGCGCAAGACCAAACGTCCGCTGGCCTACCTCACCGCGACCATCAAGGCGTGGGCCGAGGAATCCGGACTGGACCCAAAAGCGTTTACCTCGCCCACCTCTGGAACAACAATCGCGCGGCACTAGCCTACGACTGGATCCGAGCGTACGGGCAGATCTACAGGCCCGTACGCTTCCGGGAATGGGTTGAAGGCCAACGTCCACGAGTCGATTGGGGACTCGCCTGGGCGTTGACCCGCGAAATCCTCAAAGACCATACGAGCCACTCGTGGATGGCGTTGCAGAACGCCGTCTACGCGCCCGACGGAGCCGAACAGGCGGTCTGGACGCTGTCCGGACAACGCAAACGCCCATGGTTCGACCACGAGCACGACCCGCTCCGCCCGCCAACCCCGACGCACAACCTCACCCGCCGTCAACGCGAGGACAGGGAACGGCTCAAAGCCTACTTCCACATCAACGACGACCTCTGACTCCGACCGCCATCGGAATCCCAACCTACGAATAAGGAAACACGATGGCAGCACAGGACATAGGCGTCGCATACGTCCACGTCGAACCATCCGGCAAAGGATTCGGCAAAAGCATCGAAGGCGACATCGGCGACGCCGTCAACAAAGCCTCCAAGAAAAGCTCCAGCACCCTCATCTCGAAGATCGGCGGAGCATTCGGCAAAATCGGCAAGGTCGGCACAGGCGCGATCGCCACCCTCGCCGGCGGCATCACCGCCCTGGCCGCCAAAGGCGGCTTCACCCGCGCCCTCAACATCGAGAACGCGCAAGCCAAACTCAAAGGCCTCGGCCACGACAGCGCGAGCGTCACCGAAATCATGAACGACGCGCTCGCATCCGTCAAGGGCACCGCGTTCGGATTGGGCGACGCCGCGACCGTCGCGGCCAGCCTGTCCGCCTCCGGCATCAAGGAAGGCGACCAGCTCACCAAGATCCTCAAGACCGTGGCCGACACCGCGCAGATCAGCGGCAGAAGCCTCACTGACATCGGCATGATCTTCGGTTCCGTCGCCGCCCGAGGCAAACTCCAGGGCGACGACATGCTCCAGCTCATGTCGAGCGGCATCCCAGTCCTCCAAATGCTCGGCAAGCATCTGAACAAGACCAGCGCCGAAGTGTCCGACATGGTCTCGGACGGCAAAATCGACTTCCAAACCTTCGCCGACGCCATGCAGGAAGGCCTAGGCGGCGCCGCACTATCCGCAGGCACCACATTCACCGGCGCCCTGGCCAACGTGAAAGCCGCGTTGAGCCGACTCGGAGAAACAGCCGCCACACCAGTCCTCGACGGCTTACGCGGCCTGTTCAACCAAGCCATCCCACTCATCGATACATTCACCGCAGCCGTCACACCAACCCTGCAAAAAGTCGGAGCGGCACTCCAACAAGGTCTCGAGAACGCGATACCCGCCACACAGGCGAAACTCAAAAACCTTGGCGACACGATCTCCAACATCCCCGGCTTCCAGATGCTCGCCTCGGCGACGGCCAGCCTCAAAAGCCAACTCACTGGCCTCTGGAACGCAATCACATCACTCATAGGCGGACTCAACAATGGCGGCGGAGCCGGCAACAAGGTCTC